CGGATTATGAATTTGCTGATTTAATAGATCAACAAGACAAAGTACGTCTTTTAATAGACCCAACATCATCTTACGCACAAGCCGCTGCTATGGCAATGGGAAGAGCAATGGATGATGTAATTATAGCTGCTGCAACTGGTACTGCCTACACAGGTGAAACTGGTACAGGAACTGAATCCGTACAAACAGCAATTGCTGCAAGTGTCGGCACGGGAACAGGATTAAACCTCGTTAAACTAACTACAGCAAAAAGATTGTTAGACGACGCAGACGTTGATCCTTCTATTCCTAGACATATCATTGTAGGTCCAGAACAACTGCAAAATCTACTTGCTGTAGAACAAGTTACAAGTTCTGACTACAATACAGTCAAAGCCTTAGTACAGGGTGAAATTGATTCCTATTTAGGTTTCAAATTTACTGTTTCTAATAGACTTGCAAAATCTGGTAATGACAGAACTTGCATTGTTTATGCGGAAGACGGAATCACTTTGGGAATTGGAAAAGATATTTCAGCAAGAATAGACGAAAGAGCTGATAAATCTTACGCCACTCAAGTGTACTATTGTCAATCAATCGGTGCGACAAGAATGGAATCAGCAAAAGTTGTTCCAATAACTTGCACAGAAGCGTAATAATAACAATAAAAGGATAAATATATGACAACAAGAAATACAGGTCTAGTAGCTAATTTCGAAGCTATTCCACAAGTTGCAAATAATGCCGCAGAATTAGCTGGTGTTCTTAGAACAGCTAGTGGAACAGTAGAACTTTTAGCTGGAGACAGTACAGATAACGATATTGTTATGCTTGCACCAATTCCTAGTAATGCGTCTATACCACAATTATTTGTAGGTTCAGATTCATTAGGTGGTTCGTGTACATTCAATGTTGGTTTATACAAAACTGATGGTACAGTTAAAGACGAAGATGTTTTTGCTACTTTAGTTGCTGATGGAGCAGCTTTAGCAGATGTTCGTTTTGAAGTTGCTGATCTTAATACTGGTTCTCAAAAGTTATGGGAACTAGCAGGAGACAGCGAAGATCCGGGTGGTTACTTCTACGTTGCAGTTACTTTTGCTGCAACTGGTGGTGATGCTGGAACAATGAACTGGAACATACATTACGTAGTAAACTAGAAAAAAATTAGATGGGGGAGCAATCCCCCGTCTTTTAATATATAAACAATGGAGATAACATGAGCTTATACAAAAACATAAACGCAAGAAAAAAAGCAGGAACTTCAAGACCTAAATCAAAATCAACTATATCAGCTAAAGCATATAAAAATATGAAAGATGGTTTTCCAAAAAAGAAAAAAACATAACACATGGCATCAGTAGTAGACATTTGTAATGGAGCATTAAATCAATTAGGTGCAACAACAATTCTTTCTTTAACAGAAGATTCAAAAAACGCCAGACTTTGCAATTCAAGATTTACACAAGTTAGAGACGCATTATTCAGAACACATCCATGGAACTGTTTACAAAAAAGAACAGAACTAGCAAAAGACACAGCAACTCCAGCTTGGGGTTTTAGTTCTCAATTTACATTACCAGCTGATTGTTTAAGATTACTTTACATAATAGATTACGATTCTAACCACAAAGTAGAAGGTAGAAAAATTTTAAGTAATACTGATACTATGAAAATTTTATATATAGGAAGAATTACAGACCCAAATGAATATGATGAATTATTAAGAGAAACTTTATCTGCTAGTTTAGCAGCTGACATCGCATATGGTGTTACATCTTCTAATCCTGTAGCTCAAAATATGTACACATTATTTCAAGATAAACTAAGAGATGCTAGGTTTGTAGATTCAACTGAAGGTCAAAACAATTCACCTGATCTTGGTATGACAGATTCAATAGACGCTAGTACTTTTATTACATCAAGGTATTAAACTATGGCACGAGTTGCAGCACAGCTAACCAATTTTACAGGTGGAGAACTTTCACCACGACTAGATGGTCGTAATGATTTAACTAAATATTCTTCAGGATGTAAAACTTTAGAAAATTTTATTATTTACCCACATGGTGCAGCAGCTAGAAGATCAGGCAGTACATTTGTAGCTGAAGTTGCAGACAGCGATAACAAATCAAGATTAATTCCTTTTGAATTTTCCACAACTCAAACTTACATTTTAGAATTTTCAAATTTAAAAATAAGATTTTATAAAGACAATGGTGCAATTTTAGAAGGTGATAAAACTATAACAGCTATTACTCAAGCTAGTCCGGGAGTTATTACTTGTAGTTCACATGGTTATTTAACTGGAGATGAAATACTTATTACTGCTGTTGTAGGTATGACAGAACTTAATAATATAAGATTTTTAGTTGTTAAAATAGATGCTAATACTTTTTCTTTAACAGACAAAGATGGCGTAGCAATTAACACTACAGCTTATACAGCTTATAGTTCTGCTGGAACTATGAATAAAGTTTATACAGTTGCAACACCTTACACAACTGCACAACTTTTTGACATTAAGTTTGCTCAATCAGCAGACGTTATGTACATCACACATCCTTTACATGAAGTAGAAAAATTATCTCGTGCTGGTCATACAGATTGGACTTTAGCAGATGTTGAATTTACTAAAGGACCTTTTATGGATGTTAATACAACAACAACAACTTTAACTCCTTCAACACACACAGTAGGAACAGGAAGGGATTTAACTGCATCTGCGGTTACAGGAATAAATGGTGGTGTAGGTTGGCTATCAACAGACATAGGTAGACAATTTTATTTTAATGCTGGTTATGGAGTTATAACTGCTATTACTAGCACAACTGTAGCTGTTGTTACTATTGACATTGCTATGACTAATGGTAATGCAATTACTGCTTGGCAACTTGGTTCTTTTTCAGACACAACAGGTTTTCCATCTTGCGTTACTTTCTTTGAACAAAGATTAGTTTTTGCAGGAACAGTATCACAACCTCAAACAATATTTTTTTCTAAATCAGGTGATTATGAAAACATGGATGCTAACATTGGCGGAACTGTAGCAGATAATGATGCTATTATTTATACGATTGCATCTAACCAAGTAAACGCTATTAGATTTATGACAGCAACAAGAACTTTAATCATGGGTACAGCAGGTGGTGAATTTTCTGTATCTGGTGGTGGAACAGATAGTGCAATTACACCAACAAACATATTAATTAAAAAACAATCTAATCATGGTTCTGCAAACGTAGATGCTATTTCAGTAGGTAACGTAACTTTATTTTTACAACGTGCTAAAAGAAAAATTAGAGAACTAGCTTACAACTTTGATGTAGATGGTTATATTGCACCTGATATGACTATTTTATCTGAACACATTACTGAAGGTGGTTTAACACAACTTGCATATCAACAAGAACCAAATCAAATTATTTGGGGAGTTCGTGGAGATGGTGAACTTATTGGTTTAACATATCAAAGAGAACAAGAAGTTACAGCTTGGCACAGACATATTTTTGGCGGCATTGTAAACATACCTACAATTACAGTTACAGATTATGCTAACATTGTAACAGGAACAAGAATTGTTTTTCAAAAATCAGATGGTACATTAGTTACTTTAACCGCAACAACAGGTACAGCTTCTGCTCAAGAATTTAAAACAGAAACAAGTAATAATGCAACAGCTGCAAATTTAAACGCATCTATTAACACAGCTAACACCGCATCAGGTACAGGTATTACATCTACTGTAGCATCTAATGTTTTAACTATAACAGAAGTTACACCAACAGGATTAGCTTATTTAGTTATTAAAAGTTTTGACACAACAAGATTAACTGCTGTTAGTCAAACTAAAGCTGAATGTGAAAGTGTAGCAGTTATACCTACAGATGATTCTGAATATCAAACATGGGTAATTATTAAAAGAACTGTTAATGGTATTACAAGAAGATATGTAGAATATATTAATACATTTGATTTTACAGAAACAGATAATACAACATTTAATTTTTTAGATAGTGCTTTAAGTTATAGTGGTGCAGCAGCTACAACTATATCAGGACTAAATCATTTAGAAGGTCAAACAGTTCATATATTATCTGATGGTGCAACTCACCCTACTAAAATTGTATCTTCTGGTGCAATTACATTAGACAGAGCAACAACTAATGTTAAAGTTGGTTTAGGTTATAATTCCATATTACAAACAATGAGAATAGATGCTGGTTCTCAAAACGGAACATCACAAGCTAAAACAAAAAGAATATACGAAATTACTATAAGACTTTATGAATCCATTGGAGTTGAAGTAGGAGAAAAGTTAAGCAACATGGAACGAATACCATTCAGAACATCCTTTGATGTTATGGATCAAGGATTGCCACCTTTTAACGGAGATAAAACTGTAGAATTTAGAGGTAATTACGATACAGACGGATTTATATTTGTTAGACAAACTCAACCTTTACCTTTAACTATTTTATCTTTATACCCAGACTTACAAACTAATGATTAATAATAAATTAAATATATTACCTTACACTACTGAGCATGGAAGATTTATTCTATCCTGTCAAATGAATCATAAAATTTTAGAACATGATAAAGAATATATAAACATTCAAGGCGATGCTAAAAATTTACTACAAGACAAGTTAGCATTTACAGGTGTAGTTAATAATAAACCTATTTTTGCAGCAGGTATGAAAATGGTATGGGGTCAAGTTGCTGAAGGTTGGGTTATTGCTACAAATGAAGTTTGGCAATATCCTTTAGGAGTTGCTAAAGCAATTAAAAAAGATTTTGCTAAAATTGCTATAGAAAATAATATACAAAGAGTACAAACGTCAATCAGAAAAGATTTTCCACAAGGTTCAAGATTTGCCAAGTGGTTAGGTTTAGAACCAGAAGGTTTAATGAGAAAAGCAGGTTATGATGGTTCAGATCAATACAGATATGCGAGGATATTTTAATGGGTCAACCAGCAGCAGCAGCATTTACAATAGGATCGGCAGTTGTACAAGCTAAACAACAAAAAGCTCTTGGTAAATATAATCAACAAGTATCAGAAAGAAACGCACAAATTGCAGAACAAGAAGCTAATCAAATAGGACAACAAGCTGAATTTGACATTGCAAGATTTGATCAAAAATTTAGACAAGCAGAAGGAGCAGTAGCAGTTGCTGTAGCAAAATCTGGTGCAGTAGCTGGAAGTGGCACTGCCGCTAGAATTGCAGAATCTAATGCGTTAGAAGCAGAGATGGAAAGAAAAATTACAAGATATAATGCAGATGTAGGTGTTGCTAAAAAAATGGAACAAGCACAATTTTCAAGAATACAAGGACAAATGGCGAGAAGAGAAGCTCGTATAGCTAACATACAAACTGCTGCTAAAGCTGGAAGTAGTTTAATACAAATATATGCTCCAAATAGTATATACAAAAAAACATAACAGAAAATAAAAATGCCAAAAATACCTACATTTACATCTCAAGCAAGACCTACCGCAGAAGTTGGAAGTGTTCAAGCTAATTTACAAGTTCCTTTATCTCAAACTGTTGCGGGTGCTTTATCTCCTTTAACTGACATGGTTGTAAAAAAAGCTGTTCAAGCAAACGATACACAAAACAGAACTGAAGCACTTACATTAGAGAATAAATTTATTATGGATATGCAAAAAGTTAATGAAACTATTGCTAATGATCCTGTTTATGGAGTTAATAAAGAAGCTGCTAATGCCTATTATCAAGAACAATCAAAAATTTTATTAAATAAATATCAAGGTCAATCTACTAACAATGCTAGTAAAACTTTATTTTCAAATAATGCTTTAGGAGAAATTCAAAAAGGAATTTTTAGAAATGAAAAACAAATAGATAAAAATATTTTAGTACAACTAGACAACCAAGTAGATCAAAAAGAAAACATTTTATTAACTCAAGCAATTTTAGGAGCTAATAATCAATTTGATTATGGTGTATTAACAACTGATTTAACAAATTTATATACAGATTCTTATGGCGGTAAAGTTCCAGCTCCACAATTAAATAAAATTATTAATTCTATACCGGGTAAAATTGAAACCTACCAAGCTAACAAAGACATTGGTGATAATCCTAGATTAGCTTTTACTGAATTAAGTAATCCAGATAGTAAATTTTATTCTAATATACCTATAGAACAAAGACAAAGATTAATCAAAAATGTAAAAGGTATATTACTTCCAGAAGTTGAAAATGAATGGAAAAATTATGTTTCAGCAGCAGCAGAAGGTAAAGAGCCAGTTCCTTTTGATTTAAACTTTGCTAAAAAAATATTAAAACCACAAACCATTACTCAAATGAGTAATCAATTAAAGACTATAGATACTACAGTTAAAAATACAGCATCTTTAAATTCAGTTTCTAATAAAGATTTAACATCATCTTTAACACAATTTAAAAGTGAAATTGATGAAAAGGTAAAAGCTGGAACTTTAGATTTTATTATAGGCGAGAATAGAAAAAAATACTACAATGATATAGCGGCTAACAGACAAGAACAACTAAAAACAGACCCAGCTCAATTCATATTAACAACAAACGATGAGTTTAAAAATTTAGCATTAGAAATAGCAAACGAAACTAATCCAGAATTAATAAATCAAATGCAAATTAATTTAGCTAATAAGTTTATTGAAGAACAGGAAAGATTAGGTGTTCCATCATACGAAGTAAAAGTTATGCCTGTAGGTCAAGCTGATAATTGGGTTAATGCTTATACTAATGGAGACCAAACCATGAGAGTTTCTATGTTACAAACATTAGAATCTCAATTTGGAAGCAATACTTCTCCAGCTATGAGACAATTATTAATAGCTGGTTTACCTACAACTGCCGAACTTTCTGCTTACTTTGGTTCTCCAGATATTACTAAAATATTTTTAAGTTTTGACGACAAAGAAGAAAGAAATAGATTAAAGACATTTGGTGTAGATAACAATGTTAAATTCAATACATTAAGATCAGACATAAGAACAAGTAAAGACATTAGAATATTTGAAGATATAGTTGCTTTAAATGGTGGGGAAAATAGTAGTGTTGCTTCAGAAAAAATGTCCAATATTGTAGACACATTAACTTACTACACTTTAAATGATATGTTTGTTAATGGTAACAATGAAAGAGTTGCTAGAACAAAAGCCATTGCTTTAATTAGAGATAGCTTTCAAGTTGAAGATACATATTATGTTCCAACTATTTTAGGCGGTAAAAGATTAAATCAAAACCAAGTAGATGCAGTTGTTGATAAAGCAAATGTAATTAAAGATCATTACTTAACAGAATTTGGTCCAGTAGCTTTTGGTTCGTTAAAAGACAAGGCTTCATCTTTAGAAATTAATGAACAATTTAATATCAATTTAAAAGAAGGTGAGTGGAGAAACACTCCAGACGGAGAAAGTTTAATTTATGGAATTGTTTTTCCAGATGGTGCTTTTACTCCTATTAAAAATGCAAACAATGAATTTTTAGAATTTAGGATTGATTCTTTTGGTGATTACACTTTACCGGGAACAGACATTCAAATGAATATAAATCTTAAAAATCCTGTAGAACCAAGTTCAGATGATGCAGCTTCTTTAACAGGAGAGGATAGAGTTAGGTATGTAGATGCTCAAACAACAATGTCTGATGCCACAAATTACACAGGAGCTAATGACCAACCAAGTTTTTTAAATTATATGAAAAAAGTTGAAAATGCTTCTATTATAAATAAAACACCTAAATCATTTAGACATTCATCACCAGAAGGTGGTTTAGATACAGTTGGTTTTGGACATAAACTTACAGCTGAAGAACAAAAAACAAATACTATTTATGGTTATAATATAGACAATTTAACAACAGAACAAGTAAATGATATTTTTCAACAAGATATTAATAAAGCTGAAGAAATTTTAATTAAAAATTATGGAGACAAATATAATAATTTAGACGATAGAAGAAAACAAATGTTAATTGATTTTCAATTTAATGGTGGTTCAAAAATGGTTAAAAAGTTTAAAAAATTTAGAACAGCAATTTTTAATGGAGATGAAGAAACAATGAAAAAAGAATATATAAGATTTTTTACAGATACACAAGGAAGTACTAAATCATTAGCTAGAAACAAAGATTTTGCAGATTACTTTTTTAATTAGGATAAAATAATATGGCAGCATTAGGTTTTGCATTAGAAACAGATACTACTGGTCAAGAAAATGGCTACGATAGATATGCTACAAGTTTAGGACAATCATTAGGTGCGGTTGCTAGTGATAACTGGAATTTTAATCCGCTTTCTTCTATAGGAGTTTATCGTGATGTTTTATCAGCTGAAAGAGAATCTGCTAAAAACAATATTAATCGTGTAGATAGAAAAACATTAAATAAAGAATATTCTGATTTAGGATTATATTTTGAAGAAGATGAGTACCAATCAGTTGTTGATATTATGGTTTCAGAAAAAGAAGAAGAAAGAGCAAGACAATCAATAATTCAAAGAGGACCAGAAGGATCATGGAATCCTTTTAGTTCTGGTTTCTATGTAGGTGCTGCAAAATTTGCAACTGGATTAGGTGTTAGTATGCTTGACCCAATTAATATAGGAGCATCTTTTATTCCTGTAGTTGGACAGGCAAGATTTGCTGCATTAGCTGCAAGAACAAGTTTAAGAACAGCAAGACTAGCAAGAGGTACAATAGAAGGTGCTGTTGGTGCTACATTGGTTGAGCCTATTGTTTACTCTGCTGCACAAAGAGTTCAAGCAGATTATGATTTAAGAGATAGTTTTATGAACATTACTTTTGGTTCTATTTTAGGTGGTGGACTTCATGTAGGTGTTGGAAAAATTAGAGACATTAATACTGCTAGAAAATTTAAAAATTTTAATGCTAGGGTTAAAAAAGCTAGAGAAGATTTAGATATTACATCAGATCAACCAGACCCAGTTTTAAATTTATATAAAGAGTATTTTCCAGAAACTGGAGAACTAATGTTAAAACTAGAACAAACTGATCCAAGAACTAGAAAGTTATTATTAGAAAAATCTTTAGGTGATTTACTTTCAGATAGACCAGTTGATGTAACTCCTATAGTTAATGCTGATCCTATTCTTCGAACTGCAAAAGATAGTTCACCTACACCAGAGATCACAGCTAGACCTAAAACATCTTTTGATGAAGTTGAATTAAATACTGTAGAAAAAAATGTTGAAAATAAAACAACAATAGAAAAAGATGCAGAAATAGATTCACTATCTAATCAATTAGATACTGTTAAAATAAATCAAAAAGATTTAAACTTAAGGTTTACAGATGAAGTAGAGGTAAAAAACGCAACAAAAGAATTAGATGAACTCAACACAAAATCTAAAGAATTAGACGAAGCTATTAATGATTTTATTAATTGTACTAACGGAAGATAATTATGGCTAAAAATATATGTTTAACAAGAATAGAAAATTTATTAAGTAAATCTTCTATTAAAGGAACTAAACAAGAAGAAATAGTAGGATTTATTAAAGATGCTATGGCAGAAAAAAAACTGTCTAGTCTTGAAGAAATAAATGTTGATAAAATATCTAAAGAAGTTTCAGAACAAATTAAATTACAAAAAAAAATAAACAAAAGAAATGCTTTAGAAAATGAAATTAAAGTTAGAAAATATACAGAGTATGTTTTAAGAGAATTTCCAGATGATCCACAAGAAGGTTTAATTTCAATTATGGTAGGTTCTAATGCAAGAGTTGCTGCTTCAAGAGCTTCTGTATCAGTACAACAAAATGCTACTGTTAATCAATTAATTGCTGGTTTTAATACAAAGTTAAGATTAGCAAAAGTAGATCAATTTTTTGACAAAGGATTAGAGGGTATAGATGAAATAGAAACTCAAAGAAGAACTGTTAATACTATTGCAGAATTATCCGCACAAAAAACAGCTATAGAAGAAAACGCAGGATTAAAACCACCTATAACAGAAACCAATCCAACTATTATTAAGATAGCAGAAATTATGGAAGAGTATTCTGAAATGGTTAGACAAAAATTAAATGACAGAGGAGCAAATATTCCTAGAATTTGGGGTTACATTGTTAAACAATCACACGATCCTTATACTGTTAGAGATGCTGCAAAAGTTTTGGGTTTAAAATTAAATGAAATAGAAGTTGATGCTAATTTAACTGTTAAACAAGATGTTAACTATGCTAGAAATTATAAAGCATGGAAAGATTTTGTTTCTCAAAAACTTGATGCAGATAGAACATTTGCTAATACAGACAATGTTGATGAATTTTTACAACAAGTTTACAGCACTTTAGTAGGAAACAAATATCAATTATCAGAAGGTATAGCTAGTGCTTATGGCTCAAGAGCTAAAGATGTAGCTAAAGGTTCAGCTCCTAAAAGAATATTACATTTTAAAAGTTCTAACGATTGGTTTGACTACAACCAAAAATTTGGTGCAGGAAATTTAAAAGAATCTTTTTTTTCTGGATTGCAAACAGCTGGAAGAAACATTGGAATGTTAGATACCTTAGGAACTAAACCAGAAGAAAATTTTAAAAGAATTTTAGAAACAGTACATAAAAGACAAACAGATAGTGGTAAAGAATCTACTACAACTAAAGTATATAGACCATTTGATAAATATATGAAAATTATAGATGGCTCTATATATACTGTTGAAGGTTTTGGTTTAGCTAAATACTCTGCAATAGCAAGGTCTATACAATCTATGGCTAAACTAGGTGGTGCAACAATTTCTGCAATGGCAGATGTAGGTATTTATGGATCAGAATTAAATTATCAAGGTAGATCATATTTAGGTGGAATGTTTGAAGCATTAGGAAGTTTATTTAAAATTAAAAATACTAAACAAAAAAAAGAAATAGCAGAAATGTTAGGCTTTATTAGTGATAATACTATTTATGATATGTCTGCTAGAAATCAAGTAGGAGATAATTTAAGTAAAGGATGGACTAGAACTCAAAGAACATTTTTTAAATACAATTTATTATCTTGGTGGACTAACACTTTAAAAGAAGGTTCTATGTTGGGTTTAGCAAATTATTTTGCAAAACAAAAAAATTTAGAGTTTGGAAAGTTAAATTTTAAATTACAAAACTTATTTAAACTATACGATGTAGACGCAACTAAATGGGATATAATTAGAAAAACTGCAATGGAACAAGCAGATGACGGAAAAGAATTTATTAACATTGGTTTGTTAGATCAAATGTCAGATGCTGATGTTAAAAAAATAAGAGGAACAGATAATTTAACTCAAAGACAAATAAGAATTGAAAAAGAAAAATTTAAAACTTCTGTATCTGGAATATTATTAGATAGATCAATTTATGCTGTGATAGAACCGGATGCTAGAGTAAAAGGATTTATGACACAAGGTGCATTAGCTGGAACAGGACCGGGAGAAGCTATAAGATTTTTTGGTCAATTTAAAGCATTTCCAATTTCTATTGTTATGAAAGTGTTAGGTAGAGATATGGATTATTTTAAAGGTCGTAATGTAGGAGACACAGGTAGAGGTATTAGAGGGTTATCTGCTCTTATAGTTACATCTGGATTATTAGGTTATTTATCCATGACCATAAAAGATTTTTTAAGAGGTAAAGGAAGAAGAGACCCAACTAAATTTAAAACCATAATGGCAGCTTTTTTACAAGGTGGTGGACTAGGTATTTACGGAGATGTATTATTTAAAGAAACTAGAGATGCTGGGTCGGTCTTAGCTGGACTTGCAGGACCTATTCCTTTAACAGTAGTAGATGTTGGTTTAGCTTTTAAATATGCTTTAACAGGAGAGGGTGGTAAAACAGCAAAGGCAGCTCATAGAGCAGTAAGTTCAAGCATACCTTTTTTAAATTTATTTTATGTTAAACAAGCATTTGATTATATGATAGGTTATCAAATTATGGAAACAGTAAATCCGGGTGGTTTACGAAGAGTAGAGCAGAGAATGAAAAGAGAGTACAATCAAGAATTTCTATTTACAAAACCATCAACACAGTTTAAAGGTTTTTAACTATGACAGTATCATCAACAACAGTAAAAAATTCATATTCAGGCAATGGTAGTAATGATACCTTTGTTTATGGATTTAAGATATTTTCAGCATCTGATCTTCAAGTTATTATAAGATCATCCACAGGAGTGGAGACAACTAAAACATTAACAACTGATTATACGTTAACAGGTGTAGGAACTGCATCTGGTGGTAACGTAGTATTTGAATCTAGCGATATACCAACCGCTACAGAAACAGTTGTTTTAATTAGAGCTGTCCCGCAAACTCAAGCAATAGATTATATTGCTAATGATCCATTCCCTGCGGAGACACACGAAGAGGGTTTGGATCGTGCAACTATGACAACTCAACAAATGCAAGAAGAGTTAGATAGATCATTTAAAGTTTCAAGAACAAATACTATTGCATCTTCAGAATTTACAGATAGTGCAACAACAAGAGCTAGTAAAACTTTAGGTTTTGATAGTTCGGGTAATTTAACAACAGTAGCTGATTTTTTACCAGCTGGTGGAGATTCAGCTTTATTTCAATATTCAACAACTACTACAGATGCTGATCCGGGAGCAGGATATTTTAGATTAAATAACGCAACGATTGCTAGTGCAACAATTATGTACATTGATGATTTAGAATACAATGGAACAAACATAGAAGCATGGGTTCAATCTTGGGATGATGTTACAGGCAACGATACTAACAGAGGAAGAATAAAAATTTCAAAAGCTAATTCATTAGATACTTGGATGGTATTTAAAGTAACTGGTGCAATTACAAATGCTTCAGGCTATAGTAAAGTTTCATTAGTTTATATTGATAGTGCTGGTACTTTTACAAATGATGATACATTTTTTATTTCATTTGTAGCAAGTGGAGAAGATGGTGCAATACCCGGATATTTTTATAAGTTTGATACAGGTACAACTGATACAGATCCCGGTGCTGGAGAACTAGCATTTAATCATGCTACTTACGCATCTGCTACAGTTATTTATATTGATGATGATGATGCTAATGGAGTAACTACTACAACAGATGTTTTAACTTGGGATGATTCAACTTCTACTATTAGAGGTTATCTAATGATCTACGATATTAACGATAGATCAACATACGCAAGATTTAAAATTACAGGTGCTTCGACAGATGCTAGTGGATATGTAAAACTAGCTGTAGCTCATTTAGCTTCTAATAATACTTTTTCAGCTGCTGACGAACTTTCAGTTACTTTTGTAAGAAATGGAAATACTGGAGATACAGGTTTAACTGGCTCAACTGGAAGCACAGGATCAACAGGTTCAACTGGACCATCAGGTACAAATTCACAACTTGCAATGACTTGGAGTAGTGCTACTTCTGATGCAGACCCCGGTGCAGGAAAAATAGCTTTTAATAATGGTACATTAGGTTCAGTTTCAATTTTATATGTAGACGATGCAGATGATGCTTCAGCAGATATTTCTAGTTATGTTCAATCATGGGATGATGTTTCTAATGCGGTAGCAAGAGGTATAGTTACAATTACTAAAGAAGGAACAGCATCTACTTACGCAACTTTTAAAGTTACTGGTGCAGTTACAAACGCAACTGGATATACAAAAGTTCCAGTAACTCATGTCGTTAGTTCTGGTACATTTTCAAATACAGATGGGGTTGGTGTACATTTTGAATATTCTGGTGCTGATGGAAGTGGAGATGTTTCAACTGATGGAGTACAGACTTTAACAAATAAAACTTTAACTTTACCAAAAATAAATGAAAATGTTACAACAACTTCTACTTCAACAGAATTAAATAAATTAGACGCATTAAGTAGAGGAAGTATTATTTATGGTAATGCTAGTGCAGCTACAACAGTTTTAACTAAAGGAACAGCAAATCAAGTATTGTAACTGCTTCAACTTTAACAGCAGTAGCTGGTAATGGTTATTGGATTAATACAACATCTAATGCCTGTACTATTACTTTACCTGCATCAGCAAGTGTTGGTGATGAATTAATTTTTGTTGATTATGCTAGAACTTGGGGAACAAACGCAATTACAATAAATCAAAACAGTTTAAATTTTCAAGGAAACACATCTCCTAATCCAGTTTATAATACAAATGGTCAATCAGTTAACATTATTTATTCAGGAGCAACTAATGGTTGGATTCCTAATTCAGATGATGATGTAACTTATGAAACACCACAAACAGCTGATGTAGAATATTTAGTAGTTG